AAGAGCATAATGGCAGAACCAACTACAATATCACAAGTATTACCCGCACCGATATTAGAAGGTGCACTTACAGCATTTACTAAAAAATTAGAACCTCTTATAGGTCAACAAATAAACACAGCTGCGTTTGCACCAACGATCGCAGCAGAATCACAATTACAACAAGATGCGCGAACAGCGGCTGGTGGATTAGGATCACTAGTAGGACCACAAGCGTTCGAACAATTTATGTCACCGTATCAACAAGAAGTTATTGATACAACATTAGCAGAGTTTGACAGACAAGCAGCAATTAACAGAACAGGTATGAGAGATAGAGCTATTCAATCTGGAGCTTTTGGTGGAGGAAGAGAAGGCGTTATGGCTGCAGAATTTGATTCAAGAAATCAAATGCAAAGAGCAGGATTACAAGCACAATTATTACAACAAGGATTTCAACAAGCACAACAAGCGGCTGCAGCAGATTTAGCAGCAAGACAAGGACTTGGAACTTATCAAACACAATTAGGTCAAGCGGGCCAAGCACAAACTCAAGCTGGATTAGACGCAGCAGCGGCAGCAGCAAGAGAAGCACAATTTGAACCTTTCACTAGATTAGGTTTAGTAGGACAACAACTTGCACAGATTCAACCTGGTGCATTCCCTACTCAAACAGTAGGATATCAATCACCAGCTGCACCAGCTAGTCCATTATCTACAGCTTTAGGTGTTGGTACTGGTATCGCTAGTATTGGATCTAAACTGGGATTATTTGGATAATGAGTAGAATATTAAGAAGACCAATGTTTCGTGGAGGACCTGTATCGAGTTATGGAACGGGGATCGCTTCGGGTTTAGGAAAACCTAAAAGAGGATTTGTTGATGAACCAGGAAGCTACGCTGGTGAACAATTTTTAATTAGTCCAAGTATGTATGATGAGCTTGTAGATACAGGCGGAAGCAGAAGTTTTACGAGATATAAAAAACCCATTGGCCCACCAAGAGGTGGTTTATCAGGTGGTAACATCTACACACAAGCTTTAGCTAAAGCTAGAAATATTCCAGTTGTAGGAAGATTTGCAGTTCCTTTATTTGGAAGTGCAGCCAGTGCAATAGGAACTGGTGCTGGAGTTGGAATGGGGATAGGAGCGTTGACAGACTTCTATGCAAAATCTACATATACACCTGAAGGATATAAAAGATTAAAAGAAATGAGTGGACCTAATTATGCTTTTGATGAAACAGAAACAGGTGAAGATATGGAAGCAGCTCAAGCATATATAGATGAAGGTAATCAAATAGGAGAAGCACCAGGATTTTTCCCTCAAGGTGGTAAAGATAAATTTTATAAAGACAAAGGATTAGATCCTGAAACAGGTTTACCTGTAGATGATATTGATACGGTGGCTGGTGATGGATTACCAGGGGAAACTAAAAAAGGTGAAGTAGGAAATGTAATTGATTCATTAATGAAATCAACTAAAGAAAGAGCAAAGGAATTAACACAAACAGAAGAACCTGAAGTTAATGCAAAACAAATGGTAGAAGATAATAAAAAACTTTTTGCTGAAATGTTAGGAACTCAAAAAATGAGAAGAAGATATGGTGAAGATGTTTTAGCGGAATTATCTAAAGGATTTTTAGAAGGTGAAGGATTTAGAGGAGCTTTAAAAAGAGCGGTAGATGTTAAGAGTGCTGAACCTAAAGTAGACCAACAAGCAGCTATTTTAGCCATCAATGATTACATTGCAGGTAAAAGATCTAAAGAAAGCATGGATAGAATACTAGGTCAAATTGATTATAAAATTAAAAAAACAATGGAAGCTGGACAATTAACAGGAAATTGGCTTTCAGATTTAAAAAAAGTTTCTGATAGATATAGAGGTAATGAAGGTATTTCTGACATAAAAGTTATTAAAGATACTTTATTTGAAACTACAGGAGTTAATCCACAAGTAAGTTCTTTTCCTAAAAAGAACTTTAATGACATAGACACAAAAGAATTGGCTGTTGGAATTAATATAGTAATTGCTAAAGATGGTAGAAAAATTATAGCAAAAAATGAATCTGGTGAAATACAAGATTTATCTAGACAATATCCAATTTAATTAAAGGAGGTTTATGGCTACTCTTGGAGAATTAGGAATTCAAGGCATCGATAAAGGAGACAGTAAAACTTCTGACGTAAATGTTTTAACTTCAATAGCTGCCGCAATACCATCAGGTGTTATAAAAATATTTGAAGGAGCAGCAACTTTAGGAGCTACATTATTAGATTTAGGTGTAGATAAAGATAGAGCAGAAGCTGTAGAACAATTTTTTGATGATATTAATCCGTTTGATGAAGCAGCAGAGGCAACAACTGCTGGAAAAATTACAGAACTTATGGTTAATATTGGTATACCAGGAGGTCTTGCATTTAAAGCTGGTAGTGGTTTAACTAAAGCAGCCTTAACTGCTAGAAAAGCAGGAAAATATTTATCTACAGGAGAGAAGGTAAGAAGATTTGGTCAAGGAGCTGTAGCAGGTGGTTTAGCAGAAGGAGTTTTTGTAGGTGATGTTGAAGAGGCAGGAACTTTTGGAGATTTTTTAGGAGGACCAACAGAAATAGAAAGAGATATAGAAAGTCCAGGAACTGAATTATTAAATAGATTAAAGTTTGGTATTGAGGGTGCAGCTTTTACAGGAGCTTTTGGTGCTGCTTTTAAGGCTGGTTCTAAATTAAGAAAATCATCAGGAACAAATAAAGCTGTTACAGGAAAAACAGATTTTGAAAAATCAGTTAACAAAGGTTTAGAAAGATTAGGAAGTTGGTTTAGATCTAGAGGTTTAGATCCTCAAGAAGGTTTTGACATTAAAATGGAAAAAACAGGAAAAGAGTCTGCAGATACTTTATTTGCTGAAACTCAAATGAGAGAAATAGATAAAATTACAGATAGAATTGTTAAAGGTTATAGAAAAACTGGTTTAGATAAAGCTAAACCTACTGATAGAAATAAATTATTAGAAGAAATGAATGAAGTTTTTATGTCGGGTTCAGCTCCTAATGGAAAATTAAAACCTTTATTTTCTACTGTAGATGAATTTGCTATTGATCCTAAAACTGGCAGACCTGGTACTGCTGCTGAATTTAAAACAGGTAATCAATTATATAATATTACAATGGATCCTATGGATTCTAAAAAAGTAGAAGCTTTAAGAAAAAAATTAATAGAAAAGTATAAAGCTAATCCTAAAGCTGTAGAAGATTTATTAAACAGATTTACACAAGGTAGAGCAAAATTTGCAGAATTATTTACAGCAATGGGTAGAAGGTTTACTCCAGAAGCTTTAAAGACATTTGAAGAAATATTACCAAAATATATTAATGACGTTTTAGATAGAGGATATAATGTTTTTAAAATAAATAAAGGATCTTTTGATGTTGCTGAAAACTATAGACCAACAAAACAAGTAATAAAAGAAGCTAAAGAAGAATTTATTGGAGAAGCTAAAAGAAAAGGTTTAACTCTTTCTGATGAACTAGCAGATCAATTTGTTTATGAAGTGTGGAAAGGAGCTTCTTTGCCCAAAGGATTTTTATTAGGTAAAGGTGCACCTGGTCAGGTTAGATTTAAAACAATTCCTGATTTTATGGTTAAGTCTGTTGAAAATACAGTAACTCAAGATAATTTATTTAGAAAGAAAAGTTCTATATATAATATGGCTGATTTAACAGGATACGCAAGACCTATTGTAGAAAAGTTATTAGGAAAATCTAAAAATCCTATGGCTACCATTGTAGAAGGGGTTAATAATTTGTCTGCTCAAGTAAGAAGCAATCAATTTTTTGATAATTTAATTAAAAAAAATAATGTTTTAAAAAGAAATTATGACAAATGGGTAGAAGGCGGAAGGGTTGGAGCAGAACCTAGAATACCTTTTTTATATAATAATCTTGGAGAAGCACAAAAGTACGCTGGAGGCACTTCTGAAGATTTTGCTAATATTGGAAAAGGAGCTCCAGAAAATATTAAATTAGACAGATTTGTTGATAGTAAAGGTTTTTTAAAAGATATTGATGAAACTAGAAAAATTCAAAGCAAAGCAAGCGAAGAAGTTGTTGATCAAATTTTAAATCCTATAGCAGGTAAATGGGCATTAAAAGACTATGCTGAATCTTTTATGAAAACTCAAGAATCAGGAAAAAGTTTACCAAGACAACTTTATAATAATCTTATTTTATATCCTAAAGGTATGTCTCAAATGGCTAAAACGATATTAGCACCTTTCACTCACGCTAGAAACTTTATTAGTGCAACTGCTTTTGCAGCTGCTAATGGAATTATACCTTTTGGTAATACACAAGATGTAAAAGCTGCTTGGAATGCTTTACAGGTTTTAGGTCCAGGAACTAGAAAATCAAATGAATTTTATGAAGAACTATTAGAATTAGGAGTAGTTAATTCGCAAGTTCAAATTGGAGATTTAAGAAAGTTATTGGAAGATGTTGATTTTGGTAGCTCATTAAATAAAATGAATAGTGACTGGGGTTTAAATAGATTGCTTACAAAATTAAGCAAAGCTAAAAAATTTGCTCAAGATGCATACACAGCTGAAGATGATTTTTGGAAAATATTTACTTTTCTGGGAGAAAAATCAAGATTAAGTAACGCTTATAAAAATGCAGGTCTTTCTTTAGGACAAGAATTTATAGACCCTAATGGGATAAAACAAGTATTTAATGATGAATATTTAAAAAGGAGCGCTGCAGATTTAGTAAAAAATAATGTACCTAATTATGCTTTTGTTTCTGACTTTATAAAAGGTTTAAGACAACTTCCTGTTGGAAACTTCGTAGCGTTTCCTGCAGAAATAATTAGAACAAGTGCTAATATCGTAGACACTGCTTTAAAAGAAATAAATTATAAAACTATCATTAATGGAAAAACAGTGACACCTTTAAGAGCTAGAGGTTTACAAAGACTAACTGGTTTAGCTGTTACTACTACAGCAATTCCTTATGGAACTGTTGCTGCTATGCAGTCATTGTATGATGTGAGTAAAGATGAAATTGAAGCTATGAGAAGATATGTTCCAGAATGGTCCAAAAATTCTGTTCTTGTTCCATTTAAAGATGAAAATGGTAATTTAGAATATATAGATTTTTCTCATCTTAATGCTTACGATACAATTACAAGACCAATACAAACCATAATAAATGCAGTTAATGAAGGAAGAGCTGATGAAGATGGATTAATAGACGATTTTGTTTTAGGTATTATTGAATCTACAAAAGAACTAGGAGAACCTTTTATAAGTGAATCTATTTGGACAGAGGCTTTACAAGATGTTTCTCCTATTTTAGGAAGAGGAGGTGTTGATTCTTCAGGAAGAAGAATATGGAATCCTCAAGATTCATTAGGTGATAAAATGTATAAAGGTATATCACATTTAATTGAAGCACAAGCACCCCTTAACTGGAAACAGTTAGAAAGATTAGGCATGTCGATGCTTCCTATAGATAGCACGGGTAGATATAATAAAAGAGGAGAAGAATATGATTTTGGAAATGAAGCAGCAGGAATTGTTGGAATGCGTAAAATTAAAATTGACCCTGCAAAATCTTTTAATTATAAAATAACTGATTATAAAAAAGGCATTCGAGACTCAAGAACTTTGTTTACAGCTAATGTTTTAAAAGGAGGACCTGTTACTCCAGCAGATGTAGTTAATGCTTATGTAAATGCAAATAGATCTTTATATAATGTAAATAGAGAACTATATAAAGATATAGAAGCTGCTGAAACATTAGGTATGGGTCGTGAATCAATACAAGAAAGAATGAGGAAGAGAGGAGAAAACAAATCTTACGAGTCTATTTCAAATGGTGAATTTAGACCCTTAAATATATCTAGAGATGTAAGAGATATATTTGAAATACAAGCACAACAATTAGGAATAATAAATCCTTATGAGGCAGCCAGAGATGTTTTGGACAGGATTGAAGAAGTTTTGGAAACAACACCTCTATCAGGAGATTTATTTCCAGATATAGAAAATCCATTTGAAGGTTTACCGGAGATAAATTTGGGTCCAATATCTCAAGGAACTTTACCTAATACTGTAATTTCTGCACCATCTTTTATAGGAAGTCAAAATACAGGTATTCCAAATATAGTGACACAAGCTCAAACATTTGATAGTTTAAATCCTGATGATGAGTTAGGAAAAGCTTATCTTCAAAAACAAATACAAAAAAATAGAAGGACTGTTTAATGGGCATGAAACCTAAAACAACAAGAGAACACATTTTATCCCTGTATGGACACATATCAGGAGTCAAAAAAAATTTATCACACGTACATCAAGACGTAGAAAAATTGGGCGGTAAGATAGATAAGTTCTATTGGGTTCTTTTGACTGTTGCGGGAACAGCAGTCGTCTTTATGTTGGAAAGAATATTTGGATGAAGCTTACACCTAACTTTTCTGTAAGAGAGCTTACTAAATCGCAGACAGCGGAGCGTAAAGGTATTGATAATACACCAACAGAAGAACATATAGAAAATTTAAAATTACTTTGCGAAAATATTTTACAACCTATTAGAGATGAGTGGGGCGTTGTAAGTGTATCATCAGGATACCGATCTCCTTCGCTTTGCCAAGCCATCGGCAGTTCAGAAAAATCGCAGCACGCGCGTGGCCAGGCAGCAGACTTCGAATGTCATACTGTAGATAACAAACAATTATTTGAGTGGGTTACTAATGAATTAGATTATGACCAAGCAATTTTAGAATTTTACACTGGCACACCGGAGTC